ATCTGAGCCAGGCCAAGTTTGACGTGATGGTCGATTTCGGCCCGTCCAGCTCAAGCAAGCGACAGGCGACCGTCCGGGCGCTGACCGGCATGATGGCCATCAGCGACGACCCAGAGACCAAGCAGGTGCTGCAGGCGATGGCCATGCTGAACATGGAGGGCGAGGGCATCGGTGACGTGCGCGACTTCTTCCGCAAGAAACTGCTGCGCATGGGCGTGGTCAAGCCGACCGAGCAAGAGGCCGAGCAGATGATGATCTAGCTGCAGGGCCAGCCCCAAGACCCGAATGCTGTTTTCCTGCAGGCTGCGGCCGAGGAGGCCATCGCAAAGGCAGCCCAGGCGCGCGCCAGCACAATCAAGACCGTGGCCGACGCCGGCCTGTCTCGTGCCAAGACGGCCGAGACGCTGGCCAAGACCAGCCTGGAGCAGCAGAACCTAGTGCTGACCGAAATCGAGGCAGCGCAGCAAGCTGTCATGGGCCAAGAAATTCAACCCGTTGTCAGATGATGGCAAATGGGTGAGAATGTGGGAAACGGTATCCACCCAGCCGTACCAATGGGTGAGTTTGATGGGGTCAACCGATGAACAAAAGGGCAGTGATTGTTGATGAGAGCCAAGTCGACGAAACCGTAGCGATTGAGGACGAGCCGCAGGAAGTTGAGATTGAAACTGGTGAGAACAATGCCACCAGCGACCAACTGAACGACGGCGAGACGCAAACGCAGGAGGAGGAGTCGGACGAGGTTGTCGTCTCCATTGGCGAGGAAGCGCCCCCCGCCGAAAAGGAAGTCCGTGCGCCGGAATGGGTGCGCGAGCTGCGTAAAGCGAACAGGGAAAAAGAGCGCCGGATTCGTGAACTCGAAGCCAAGCTGACGGCCACAACGACTGAGAAAAAGCCGGTCGTGACGTTGGGACCGAAGCCGAAGCTGGAGGACCACGACTACGATGCGGATCGATACGAGCAAGCAATGGACGCCTGGCATGACCGCAAGCGCCAGCACGACCTAGAGACCGACAAGGTTCGACAGGCCGAGCAAGCGCAGCAGCAAGCCTGGCAAAGCAAGCTGGAGTCCTACGGCAAGGCGAAAGCCGAGCTGAAGGTGCGTGACTACGAGGATGCTGAGGAAACTGTCCAGCAGGTCTTGAACGTCACCCAGCAAGGCATCGTCCTGCAAGGCTCGGACAATCCGGCCCTGGTGATTTATGCACTCGGCAAGAACCCGAAAAAGGCAGCGGAACTCGCAACATTAACCGACCCCGTGAAGTTTGCCTTTGCGGTAGCGAAACTGGAGAAAGAATTGAAAGTTACAAACCGCAGGGCAGCACCCGCACCGGAGCGTATTGTCTCGGGAACTGGACGATCATCTGGCGCGGTGGACTCAACCCTTGATCGGCTGAGAGAAGAAGCAGCAAGGACTGGAAACATGACGAAAGTCATCCAGTACAAAGCGCAGAAACGATCAGCTTCCAAATAATTTTTTTGAATAGGAAACCAAAATGTCTAATGCATTTTCCAAAGAAGAGCGCGTCGCGTTCGAGGACATCCTCGAAGGCTTCAACGACGCGCTGGTACTGTCCCGCAACGTGTCCGTCTACAACACCGACGGCTCGATGATGGAACGCACCAACAACGTGATCTACCGTCCCCAGCCCTACATCGCACAGTCGTACGATGGCATGGACCAGACCGGCAACTTCACGGCTTACACCCAGCTCTCCGTCCCTGCAACGCTCGGCTTTCAAAAGTCTGTGCCGTTCATCTTGGACGCACTTGAGTTGCGTGATGCCTTGCAAGAAGGTCGCCTGGGCGAAGCTGCAAAGCAAAAGCTGGCCTCCGACATCAACATCGCTATCATGAACGTGGCCGCAGCCCAAGGCTCGCTGGTCGTGACCGTGAACACCGCTGCTGGTGACTACGACGACATCGCACTGTGCGACTCGATCATGAACGAGCAGGGCGTCCAAGCCTTTGACCGTTACATGGCCCTGTCCTCACGCGACTACAACGGCATCGCTGGCAATATCGCTGGTGGAGCTGGTGGCGCATCCGTGTCTCGCAGCTTCGCAGGCAGCAAGTCGAACAACGCTTTCGAGCGCTCGTACGTCGGCATGGTTGCAGGCTTTGACACCTACAAGCTGGACTACGCAAACCGCATCGCGGCTCGCACTGGTGCAGACCCAACGATGAGCACCTTGGCTGCGGCTGGCAACTACTACGTGCCACAAGCAACCCAGACCGCTATCACTGGCGAAACCCAGAACGTGGACAACCGCTTCCAGACCATCACGGTCTCCAGCACCACTGACCTGCCAGCAGGCACGCCAATCCAGATTCAAGGCGTTGAGGCTGTGCATCACATCACCAAACAGGGCACTGGTTTCTCCAAGACCTTCCGTGTGGTGAGCGTGACCAATGCTACGACCTGCGTGATCACCCCTCCGATCATCTCGGCACAGGGTGGCACTGACGCTGAGTTGCAGTATCAAAACTGTATCGTGACTGCAGCCGCTGGCCGCACCATCACACGCTTGAACGTCAACGCAGCACCCATCAACTGCTTCTGGCAGAAAGATGCGCTGGAAATCCTGCCTGGCCGTTACGCAGTGCCTTCAAACGCTGGTGTCGCAGTGATGCGTGCAAGCACCGACCAGGGCATCGAGCTGGTGATGCAAAAGCAGTACGATGTGAACACGATGAAGACCAAGTATCGTCTCGATACCTTGTTCGGCGTGGTCAATAAGCAGCCAGAAATGTCTGGCATTTTGCTGTTCGGTCAGTAAGGAGTGAATCATGAGCTATAACGTAATTTTTACCCAAGGCACGGCCACCGTCACTGTGCCTGCTGGCGAGAAAATCGCTGTGCAGGCGTATTCACCAGCACTTGTGTTTCAAGAAGTTGGTTTCCCCAACTTTCCTGATTCACAGGATTTGCTGACTACGGTTGAAAACACCACCTATGTGTCGAGCGCATTCACCAATGCCACCAGCGTGACAATTCAAGCTGGTGCATCGGGTGCGTACTATGCAGTGGGTGTTGCGCCTACCATCACCAACAATGGCAACTGGCAACCTCAAGATGCGCCAGCCAACATTGCTGACGGTGGCTCGATGGCGGCAACTGCCGCTAACGTGTTGACTGGCATCATTACCGCTACCCCAACCGCATCACGCGACATTCAACTGCCAACAGGTGCAAACCTTGATCTGGCAACTGAGTGGGCGATTGGTGATTCGTTTGACTTCAGCGTCATCACTTTGGCTGCATTTGCTTTGACCCTCACGGTCAACACAAACGTGACCATCGTGGGTGCTGCCGCAACTGCTGCAACGTCTGGTGCATCTGCACGCTTCCGTTGCCGCAAGACTGCGGCTGACACCTTCGTCGTCTATCGTATCGGTTGATAAACCCCGACAGGCCAGCAGAAATGTTGGCCTGTCTCACTTAGGAGCGAATCATGCCAATGACCAAAGGTTACTCAAAAAAGACCATCGGTAAAAATATTGCAATGGAGATGAAGTCCGGCAAGCCCCAAAAGCAAGCCGTGGCAATGTCTTTGAACGTGGCAAGCAAGGCAGCGAAAGCCGCAGGCAAGCCCAGCAAAGCACCGATGAAGAAGATGAAATGATCAAGTCAGCCGCTATCATAAAAGACAAGACTCTTGCCCCGTGGAAAGAGTTGCGGCTGCAAAAACGACGCTTTAAAAAGCAGCAGGCCATTGAGCGCAAAGCCTCAAAGGTCTGCTTTCCATCGCCTATGAATGCCCCGACCATTGAGGTGCAAAATGCACCACAGGACGATGCACCACCGACACGCGACGAGCTGCAGGCCAAGGCCACCGATCTGGGCATCCCGTTCAACGGTCGCACCACAGACAAAAAGCTAAGTGGCTTAATCGCCACAGCACTGGCACAAGGAGCCTAGCATGGGTTACAGCAAGCGCCAATTTATCAGCGCAGCGTTCGAAGAGATCGGCCTTGCGTCCTATGCCTTTGATCTTCAGCCTGAGCAGCTTGAGACTGCCAGGCGCAGGCTCGATGCCATGATGGCCGACTGGAACGGCAAGGGCATCCGGCTGGGCTACCCGATCCCGTCCAGCCCCCAAGACGGCGGCATCGATGAGGAAACCAACGTCCCCGACTCGGCCTATGAGGCCATCATCTGCAACTTGGCTGTGCGCCTGGCCCCGAGCTATGGCAAGGTGGTGATGCCCGAGACCAAGGCCACCGGCAAGCAAGGCTACGACACCCTGCTGCAGCGCGCCACGTTCCCGCTGGAGCAGCAACTGCCAGCCACCATGCCAGCAGGCGCAGGCAACAAGCCCTGGCGCGTCTACGACAACCCGTTCATCAGACCGCCTTACAACCCAGTGGACGCTGGCCCTGATGGGCCACTGACATACAACTAAGGACCATCATGCCATCCATCAATCAACTACCCGTCATCGGCCAGGTCTCACCTGGCGATCAGATTCCCGTCTATACCCCGAACAACGGCGACGCTCGGCGCATGTCGATCAATGCGCTGCTGCAGTATTTTCAGCAGACCTTTGCCAGCCCCACGCTGGCAGTAAATCTCTATGTGCCTGGCAGCGGGTTCAACATCACCGTCCCGACACCAGTCAGCCAGCAACAGTGGATGCTGTTGCAACCCGCTGGAACGCTAGCATCAGGAACGATTACCCTGCCCCTTAACACTGGCGTGCCTGATGGCACTACGGTGCTCATCACCTCAACGCAAGAGATCAGCTCGCTGACCATTGCCTTGAACGGCGCATCTGCCATTTATGGTGCAGTCACAGCTTTGGGCGCAGGGTGCGCGGCTGTTTATCGCTTTTACCAGCCGACAAATTCTTGGTACAACATCAATGCTGAGACAGTTTTGGCTGCAGGTATTGCTGCATGGTTGACCAACCCAACCAGTGCCAATCTACGGGCGGCAATGACAGATGAGACCGGCACAGGTCTGTTGGTGTTTAACACAAGCCCGACCTTGGTAACCCCCGCACTCGGCACACCATCTGCACTTGTTGGAACAAACATCACAGGCACTGCGGC